GGGTTAGACCTCTTTTGTTTGACGCAGAACGGGCGCAGAGGACATAATCACGAATTGAGAGATCGAAGTCTCTTTGTCATTCAATATCAAGAGCTTATCAAGAAAGTGTCAAACGCAGAGAAACACGCAGAGGCTTGTCAGAGGAAATTGGAAAATGAAAGGATGGAGACAGGGTGAGGGGAAAAGACCTGTATATCCTTGCGTTATTGCTCGCTATTTTGTAACCTGTATCAAGCGAGGCAATAATGCTTCGTTCTCTCTTCACACAAGAAAGGCTTAAAACATGTCTAAAACCTATCCCGAACTTGGTTCGGTTGTCTCTTATGCCCGTGCCGATGAAGCTGGCGCGGTTCACACTGGCTCCGGCAAGGTGCAAGCGATCTTCGTTCATGCCGACCGCCGCGCAATGGTTCAAGTGCGCGATGGTGACAGCGCGTGGAACATCGACCTTGCCATGATCAATCCTTCTCCGGAGAAGGTGGCCGAGTATTCAGCCGCCATCGTCGAGATCAAAGACCTCGAAAACCGTGGCAACGCGCTTGTCCGTGACACCGTTGCGAGCTTCAACGAGAAAGTCGATGCCGTTTATCAGCGTACTTTGGGCGACTTCATCGACATGGAGCCGCAGAAAGTGGTCAAAGCCGAAGACGGTCAAGACCAATCCGAGGCAGCTTAAAGCATGGAGGGCGGCGCGGTGTTGTCTGTCGAATTGTCCGAACGCGAAAGACGCTTTTGCGAAGAGTTCATCATCGACTATAACGCAACTCGCGCCGCTTCTGCCTCTGGATCGCCCGTTGATAGCGCGTCACAGCGCGGATATGAGATGCTCCAGCGTCCAGAGGTTCAAGAATACATTCGCTTTCTCAAGAGCGAACAGAGCGTCCGAACCAAAATCACAGCCGATTACGTCTTAGGTCGCATCGTCGAAACATTGGAGCGATGCAATCAAGAGGTCGTGCCGTATCGTGACCGCAAAGGCAATCACGTTGAGATCGAGAACAAAGACGGAGAGTTCGCCAAGGCTTATGTTTATGACGCAAAGAACGTCCTCAAAGCCGCCGAACTGCTCGGCAAACACCTCGCGCTCTTCACTGACGTTGTTGACAATCGAATGACCTTCACGCAAATGCCCGATGTTAAAGTCGGCATTGGAAGCGATGCAGCCGGACAGCCGCAAGAGGTCAAGGCACTCACTTTTGAAGTAGGAGGCGAACCCAATGCCATCAAATCCAGTTAGTGCCGTTGTGCTTGCCATCTTCTTCGGCGTGTTCTTTGCCGTGATGATCTGGCCGATGATCCTCGAACTCCAGCGCAGCAAGTTGAGCATGGTCAAGGTCGCGCTTTTCCTCGTGCTGTTGCTCGGTTCTGTCGCCCTGATCTCGCATGGCCTGAATGTGTGGTTTCTGTGATGTCCAAGATAGTTAAATTCCCACGCTCTCGATCATTGCAGAACACCCGCAAGGGCGTTTCACCGACAGAGATCGAGTTCATCGGACTTGTCGGGCTGAATGGTCAAGATTATTACATCGACAGCCCTTCCGATATTGCTCGCGTGTTCGCCTTCATCAAGCGCGAGGACATCAAGTTGCAGGTGGATGAATGACGAACGATCAAGCCTACACGCCGAAGACGACGAACGAACTCAAGAGCGAGACTTGCCTCTCTCCTGCGTTCACTTTGTCGCTGCCCGTGCTGTTGCAGATGCCCGAAAAGGTTCTGCCGATGGTCACGCGCTTCAACGAGTTCACGCTCTTCTTGCTCGAAGGCGGTCGCGGCTCTGCCAAATCTCATAGCGTTGCGCGGTTCCTCCTGTTCCTCGGCGAGAAGCGCAAGCTCCGCATCTTCTGTGGTCGTGAAATCCAAGCGAACATCGAAGAGAGCGTTTACACCCTGTTGAAAGACCTGATCGAGCAATACGGCCTCGCATACGATGTCTTTGCGAAGAAGATCGTGCATAAATGGAGCGGCACAGAGTTCCGCTTCAAGGGCTTCCGAGAGCAAGGCAACGTGTCGGTCAAGGGTCTTGAAGGTGTTGACATCCTCTGGATCGACGAAGCGCAGTCGATCACGAAGCCGACACTCGACATCATCATGCCGACGATCCGTAAGCAAGGTGCGCGTGTGTTCTTCACGATGAACCGATACATGCGCGATGATGCCGTGCCGGAATACTGCATCGGCAAGTCGGAATGTCTGCACATCAAGGTCAATTACTTTGAAAACCCGTTCTGCCCTCTCTCGCTCAAGAAGCAAGCCGAGGATATGAAGGCCAAGAGCGAGCGCGATTATAATCACATCTGGCTCGGTATGCCGTTGCAGCAAGCCGACGACTTCCTCTTCAACCTCGACAAGCTCCACGCATCACTTGACATCGTGGCCTATGGCGAGCGTTGGCATAGACAGCGCGTTCTTGCCATCGACTTCGCGGCGCAAGGTAACGACCAGTGCGTTGCATCCGTCCTCGACCGTCTCACGAACCAGCATTGGAAGCTGACAGAGCGCATCCCGTGGGATGAACCGGACACGATGGTTTCTGTCGGCAAGATCGTCGCTCTCATCGGCGAGATGAAACCGAACGTCACGATCATGGACATCGGCGGCATGGGTAAACCTGTCTATGATCGCCTCAACGAACTCGGCCTCAAGATCATTCCGTTCGATGGTGGCTCGACTGATGGCATCGAGAAGGATCACTACGGCAACTGGCGAGCGCAAGGTTATTTCGATCTGCGCGAGTGGTTCGATCAAGGCTTCCTCGTTATCCGGCGCGAAGACATGGAGGTGATCAAGCAGCTTGAGAAGATCAAGATGAAGTATCGCTCGAACGGTATCCGCATGATCCAGCCGAAGGTCGATATGAAAAAAGAGTTGGGCTATTCGCCGGACGATGCAGACAGCGTGATGATGGCAATCGTCGGCGCGAAGCATCACATGAGCGGATCGGCGCACACGGTCGCGGGTCACGCAACGCAGAATGTTGTCCGGAGATCAAATGGCACTCGACGACACCGCTAATTTCGCATACAATTCGACAAATCAGACCGATGTCCGGTCGCCTCTCTCAATGCTTCACAAGGGGAACCACGAATGAACGAAAGCAATATCACAGTCCGGCAGCTTGAACAGAGCGACATGCCGGAGTTTTTGAAGGTAGCGGAAACCTTCTTCAAAGAAAGCTATCACCGCGACGACAACATCGACCTCGAACAATTCGGACGGTTGATTTCGCGTGGCATCGAACTTCCGCACATCGCAATTCCGACCGTCTTCGTTGACGGTAAGCTCGCGGGTTATGCCGTGATCCACTACAACACCGAGTTCAAGATCGAGCGCGAAGGCGACATGGCCGAACTCTATCTTCATCCGGATTATCGCGGCACTGGCGCGTCTCGTGCGCTGGCCGATGCTGTCGATCAGCAATTCAAGGCTTGGGGTGTTCGCCATGCTCACTTGTGGGCGGCTCCGGGTCTGGATAACCAAGAGAAAGCCCTTGGTGTGTTCCGCAATCTGTGGGCTAAATATGGCTTCAAGCAAACTGGCATCATTATGACGAAGGAGTACTGAACATGGGTGGCATTTTAGGCGGTCTGTTCGACGCAGTTCTTGGTGGTGGTGATACTCCGAAGGTATCTGCCGCCCCTGCACAACAGACGGAAGAAGAGCAACGCAAGGCGAAAACGTCACGCGCTGCACTGTACGAAACCAGCGGCGGCGTGACTGGCGCGGAGCTTGATCCTAATCAGGTCAAACGCCGCAACACGTTGCTTGGCAACTGACATGGAAGCTGACACCGCCTTGTTGGTGGGGATCGCAACGCTCTCAAGCGTTCTTTCCTACACCTTCGGGGTGGTGATCGGTATCATGATAACAAAACGCAAGCGCGATAAACGGGGGCGATATACCAAATGAAGACAGAATTTCAAAACATTTACGAGCTTTATTCGTCCTGCAAAGTCGAGTGGGAGCGCAACCGCCCTACATGGATCGACATCTCGCGCTTCGTCGGCATCACTGTTGACACGAACTACATGTACAACAGCGGCAATCAGGCGAAGAAGGGTCAAGACCTCGACACCTTCGTTGATGATCCGACCGCCGCGCTCTGCGTGAACCAAGCTGGCGATTACATGATGGGGATCATGTGGGGAACTGGCGACCGTGTGTTCAACATGAAGCCTTCGCGCTACGTCACCGCGCTTGTCGATCCTCAAGCCGTGAAGGATTACTACGCCTTCGCAACCGATCAAGCCCTCTATCACATGAACCATCCGGACGCTGGCCTCGCAACGTCGATGAAAGCGTATTCCTACGATCAACAAGCCTTCGGCACTTCCGGCATCGGCACGTTCTTGAACAAATCGTTCTTGAACAGCGTGTCCGAGAACGCGCTCCTCTTCTCGAACTATGGCGTTGACAATCTCGTGGTCGATGAAGGCAAAGGCGGTCAATGCGACATCGTGTTCGTCGTCTATAACTGGAAGATCAACCGGATCATGGGCGAGTTCTGCAAGACGGAAGGCGAGATCGACGATCAGAAAGTCGCCAAGCTGCCAACCGCGATGAAGGATGCTTACAAGTCCGGCAACTTCAACCAGAACTTCAAGATCGTGTTCGGCTTCTTCCCTCGTGAAGACTATGATCCGAAGCTGAAAGGCAAGCGCGGCGCACGTTACAAAGGCGTGTGGTTCATGGACGATGCGACCGACAACAAGACATTCTTCGAGGAAGACTTCATCGAGCGTCCGATTGCCGTTGCTCGTGCGATCAAGGTGCGTGGCGAGGTTTATGGCCGCGCATCCGGCACGTTGCTCATGTCCACGATCAAAGGCGTGAACTTCATGGTCGGCACTTCGATTGAGATCATCGAGAAAATGAGCAATCCTTCCCTCGGCCTGTTCTCGAACTCGATCTTCGGCGACAGTGTTCTTGATAGCTCGCCGAACGGCATGACGATCTTCAACGCTGCGCTGGCTGGCGCGACACGCGATCCGGTCTTCCCGCTCTACGATGTCGGCGATCCGTCGAAAATCCTGCAATTCCTCGTGCCGTATTTGAACGAGAAGATCACGACCGGATTTAAGGTCGATGCGCTCCTCGACTTCTCCAGCGCGAAGGAAATGACAGCGACCGAAAGCCTCCAGCGTTACGCGATCCGAGGCAAGTCGCTCGCTGGCATGTTGCTCCAGCAAAAGAACGAGCAGCTTGTTCCGACCGCAAAGCGTTCGATCTCGCTCCTCATGTCCATCGGCGAGCTTGGCGTGTCTCCGGAGCAGGTCGATGCAGCGAAGCAACTGCGCTCTGTCGGTCAAGACGCTCGGATCATTCCGGAAGCCGTTCTTCAAGTCATGCGCGATGGCAAGCCGTGGTATGAGCTTGAGTGGAACAACGAGCTTGAGAAGCTGACGCGCACGGAAGCCGTTCAAAACCTCGTGCAGATCATCCAAGCGATCACCGCGATTGCTGCCCTGTATCCCGACATCATCCATGCTGTCGATTGGTACAAGCTGTTGAAGGACATCAACGACAACCTCGATGTCGGCAGTCAAATCCTCATCACCGCCAAAGAGTTCAAGGCCAAGATCGAACAAGCCGCAGAGCAGCGC